CGATTCGGTAAGGACTCTAACGGAAGACCCTTCTTCGAGGGGAGCAGAACCGGTCCGATATTCGATAGTGGTGCCTTTAGTGCTCATGCCAGATCCAAAACCGATGATGTCGAGATGATAACCAGAGCAACTCACTATGATGATATGCTCGAGATTTTTAAGACCGCGGATTTTATGAGTGCTCTTCCGAACAACACCAAGGTAGTATGCGAAATCTTCTATAATCCGATGGCGGAAGAAACCGAAAAGGGAATCAAGTTCGTCACGGTGAACTACGATAAGAATAAGTTGGGTTCGTTGATGACAATCATGCCTTATACCGTGTTGGATGCTTCTACGGGTCACGATTCGCCGGATAAGACAAGCATTCTAAAAGAACTCTATAAAAAGAGTTCGACCAAGATAAAGATTATCAACCCCAATCTCAAATTCAATGAGATCGATATCAAGATTTATGCCGATGCGGCGAGCGTTTATAGCGATGAATCGTTGGCTATACTAAAGAGTCGTAAGGCGGTAGACAAGGCGGACAAGCAAAATCTGCTCAATGCTCTTCAAAAAATCAAAGATGAATTAGCCGATTACCTGCTGGCGCACCCCGGTATCGAGGGAAAATTCAAACTCGGTCCGGAGATAGAAGGTGTGGTGCTGCATCTACCCGATAGAGCATCGGGAACGGCGCCTTATAAAATCACCACACCTGATTTCAAATCGGCTCACGCAAAGTAAAAGGATAAAAATATGTTTGGATTTGGATACACATTATTAGAAACCCCAGATAAAATTCAAAAGTACATCACCGGCAATCGAAGATTACAGCAGACAAAATTCTATGTGGGTAAAACTCCCGCCGTGACAATGGCTAAGTCGGGCAATAACTTCGTGGCAAACGGATTTCTTCCCAAGCATACTCAACTTAGAGTGCCTCGAGCCACGATGGCATCTTCGGGCAGAATGCGTCTGATAGAAGTTAAAGCCGCCGGTCGTTCTTGCTGGATGCCGATGAATAAAATCGGTGTCAAATCATTCAACATCACGTTCAGAAAAACGAACGACACCTTCATCGATTCACTGAATGCCGATATAGAGCATTTTACTAGAAACGGAGTTCAGCCTAAACTCTATATCAACGAAATCGCTCCGGCGAATTTAATCTACGATATCACCTTAAAAGGGAACAAAGCGAAGAATAAGAACTCCACGTGCCAATACTACATCGAAGGATTTTCTGGTGGTGTCGCGGCATTCCCTTCGAGTTTCTATATACGAGTGATCGAAACCGCAGTAGATGTACCGATGAATGATAGGATGTCTGCAGAAATAGTTAAATACTTAACTCACTTCACCGATTCCGATAAAAACCTTCTTTCCAACGTCGCTTATATCTTCCCCAACGGAGCCGATTATGGCGTACCTCTTTACGGTAAAGGATACTCCGGTAGAACCGGATACGGTAATCCGGATTGCGCCGATGTGGTTTTTTATGGGGCACCTTCGGTGGATACCGATGAACTGACCGGGTCTATCATACTCAAACCGAGCGAGCCATCCACTGCAACGAATGTCACATTCGTGGTCAGACGCGGAACGCAGCCACCGGCTAACTCTTTCTGCTATCTTGCATCTATAAAGCAGGGAAGCAATATCACTCGTCCGAAGAAAATTAAGAATGCGAAATTGCAGATGACTTTCACCAAGCATGTTGAGAACAATCCTAATGTGATTAAAAAGGGAGCGACAGTCGGCCCGATCCCACCCGGCGCCGCAGGAGGAGTATAATATATGAAACAGGTAGAGTTATTCTTAGGGAGACTACAACCACCGCACAATGGACATAAGAAGATTATCGATGGTATGAAGAATCCTATCGTCGTAATCGTTAAAGGCGCAAAGAGCGGTGCAGATGTTGCTCGCAATCCCTTGGATGAAGCCTATCAAAAGAAACTGATGGAGATGATTTTCCCTGGGTTAGAGATCTCCATCAGTCCGAACGGGTTCCTTCCGGGGATACTGGGTTATTTCAGAAAGCAGGGTAAAGAAGTTACCAAGATCTATGCCGGGGCGGATCGTATCGCAGGCTACCAGAGCGCGATCGATAAAGCCAATGAGAAGATGCCCGAGGATCAGAGATACCAGGTATCATTCCAAGAAACAGAAAGAGTGACCAGCGCAACAGCAGTTAGAAACTCTATCAAGAGCGGCGATAAGGACACCTTCAAGAAGTTGGTTCCCGCCGCTATCTGGGGAGAGTGGGATACTCTTAGAAAGAAGATGGGTGTAGTATCGGAGGGAATTTTGAATTTCGGTCAATGGATGGAAGAAGGTGAATCGGTTACGACTACCGATGCGATTAAAGCCGCCCAGAAGGATCGTCCTCTGGGTCCTATTGTGAGAAGAAAGATGAAGAAGAGAGGTGCTTAATATGCGGACTACCAAAAATTCCCACGGTTGTATATGATTTGACGATTCCCGGAACCGGAGAAGTTGTCAAGTTTCGTCCGATGCTCGTAAAAGAGTACAAGGCTTTATTGCAGGCTCAAGAACTCGGTGATGATTCCGGGTTTATCAATACCATTAGAGGTATCATCGATGATTGCCTTCTGAATAAAGTGGATGTGGATGATTTACCGATGTATGCCGTCGATTATATCTTTCTCCGAATCAGAGCGAAAAGCGTCGGCGAAACAGTGAATGCCGAGTTCCGTTGCAACGCTTTGGTTGATAGACTGACCGATCACGATGAAAACGGCGTGGCGCACTCGGTGGAGAAAGTTCGATGCGACGGTAAATTTCCTGTCGCGATTAACTTAGACGAGGCATTCGTTAAATTCCCGGAAGATTTTCATAAGAAGTGCATCATACAACTGACCGACGATATCGGCATCAGATTAAAGGCGCCGTCTTTTAAGAGATTCCGCAGTGTCGGTTTAGAAGGAAAAGGTATACTCGATATCACCGATGAATACGTTTTCGCTTGCGTTGATTCGGTGTTCGAAGGCGATAAAGTTATCACGCCCTCCGAGTTTACTCTGGATGAACTTAGAGAATTTATAGAATCATTCCCGGCGGATAAGATCGAGCAGATCACCGAATTCTTTCAAAATCAACCAAAAGTGACATTGATAATGAATTTGACCTGCCCTAAATGCGGCAGCACCTCTTTCATCGAACTCAATGGATTAAAAGATTTTTTCGACTGATGTTCGCAACCGGTGAGCTTGCGGACATCTATAAGACAGATTTTTTGCTCGCCAAAGATCATAACTTGACTTTATCAGAAATTAACGATATGATCCCGTTCGAAAGGCAAATCTATATCAGTATAGTCCTAGATTACCTTGAGAAGAAAAAGAAGGCACTGAAACAATTTTAAGGGAAGAATAAATGCCATTACCCATCTTACCAGCATCTAGTCCAAAAACCGGTGGGGGTTTCCAAGCCATCAAGGACCGCCTTACAGGTCAAGGTCAAAAACAATCGGCAGTCGATACGAATGATCCTGCGGCTATTGTACAACCTTTCAATAGAATATCATCGGGAAATTCGACGGCCATATCTCGAAATGAAGATGCGAACGCAAAAGCCATCGCTATATCCCAGGGTTCTATGGTCAATCCTTTAATTCCTCTGGTTCAAAATGTAAATGAGACTCTAATTCGGAATCCATAAAACATTAGTAAGCATATTAGATGTTTTGAAAACTATGGGTGGTAATCTGCAAGCCAATATGGGTAACACCGGAATAGGATTCGGTAGGATTCGGCGATATTGCAGGGGCAGTTATCGGTGGCGCCGCGGGAGCCAAAGGCTTTTCGGTTCTTAAAGACAAGATATTCGGTCCTAAAGGTGGTACACCTCCTCCTGCCGCGGGTGCCGCTAAAAAACCGGGATTTTTTGAAAAAATCTTTGGAAAGAGTGGCGCATCTATAGCGGATGAAGCCCATGGAATTAGAGCACCCGGCTCTCCCGTCGGTGCTGCCGGTGCTGCAGAAGCCGGTGCTGCAGGTAAAGCTGGTGGGTGGTTTAGTAAGTTGGGCAAATTCTTCGGGACAGGTAGTAAGGTTCTTTCTAAAGCGGCTGCGCCTCTGACCATCGCTATGACTATGGCGGAGAATATGGATGAATTGAAAGAAACGGGAGCGGTCGATCCGTTAAGGCAGGCTATGAAAGCGGGAAGCGGGTTGGGTAAGGTTTTCAGTACCGATCAACCCTTCTTCTCTATGAGTCGATTAGAAGGAGCCGGAGAGGCGATATCGGGCGCCACGGGCGCTGTCTATGGGGTGGGTACTCAGATTGGTAAAGCGATCAACGATGCCATTCCCGATGATGTTTCCGACCAAATCATAGATGGTATCGCAGGTCTCTTCGGTGGTGAAACGAATGCGGATAGAGCCAAGAAGGCGAAGGAACTCGAAGAGAAGCAATCCAAGGAATGGGAAGAGCGCAAGAAGATGCGCGAAGCCGAGAAAAAGAGGCTCGAGGAAGAACAGAAGAGAGCAGACGAGCAAAAGAAGGCTGATGAGGAGAAAAAGAAATCCGAAGATAAGATAGCCGCGGAAGAGGAAAAGAAGAGAAAGGAAGAATGGGATATCCTGAAAGAAGGTCAGATGACCGCCTCATCGGCGAATACCGCGGGTGCAATCAGCGATACGACAGGAGTCAATGTTGCTAATACTGCTGATGTGGGTGGATTAAAACCGATCAGCTCTCCATTGCCTAGAGTAGGTATGGATGATCCTAATGATCCTAGACCCGAACAAAAGAATTTCTCCAATGTTCAAGATTTCATTAAAGAACAAAATGCTTGGGAGACTCGCCACCCATTCATCAAACCCGAAGCGACACCTTCTCCTGATATAAATGCTGTTAAAACTAATGTTAAACCTTCTCTAACACCAACTCCGGTAACCGCCGGAACCTCGCCTAACATAATAGAAGCGACCACGAAGGCAGAAACATCGGTGATGATTAACCAGCCGAAAGATAAGCCGGTTCCCGTGGTTATGACCGATGAGAAGGGGGTGCCATTAGTCAACTCTGTCGACAGAAAAGAGCAAGCCAATCGCCTCGGTGGTTCTACAGCAGCACCTGGAGCGGCAGCACCTGGAGCGGCAGCACCAACGCCTGGAGCGGCACCAGCAACCGAAGGTGCTACCAGAGTACCGGTAGAACCCGGAAAAATGGATTACACTCGATCGACATCGACAAGAACCTTATCGGGGGATCTTGAAGGGTTAGGTTTAACTCCTGAAAGAATGTCGGCGTTGGCTAAAGAGATGGGGTTCGATATCAGTCCGGAAGAAGCTAAAAATGCTCCGGATAAAGTCTTGGCAAAACTCGGTGGTAGTATATCATCTCTGATGCATCAAAGCGAGGCTAAAGGAACTCCGGGTGGTGTACCTCGAACAGCCTATAATCCGGATCGAAGAAGCCCGGTTGGAAGATCCGGTTCAGAAACAAAGAGAACTAACACGCAATTCGGCGGTCAGCCTTCGGCGATAGAACAAGCACAAACTCAGGCGGCAGTTCAAGATGTGGTGGCGCAAGCGATGACTCCCGCGTCACCTCCCGCGGTAACTCCATCGGCACCCGGCGCAACGACACCATCTCTAGGACAAGTGGCGCAAGGCACCGCCGCCGGAGTCAGCGGGATGCTTGCAACTCAAGGAGTACCCGGAGCAGCACCGATAGCACCTTCTGCTGCACCGACTACGCCATTGGGAGATAGAGCCGTTGCGATGAAAACAACCGGTGCCGCTGTCGATCTGAGTGGATTTAGAAAATTCAATAAAGAGGAAAAAGAGAGCTTCAGTAATCTTAATACCGAGTTCGCGGGTAGAGTTTCCGATTTAGCGAAGAGGTATAAAGAAGCGACAGGCAACGAATTGGGTCTCGGAGAATCGGGAGGTGGTAGCAAGGATAGCCTATACCGTTCGGTAGAAACTCAACAGAAATTAAAAGAGCAGTATGGGGCTAATGCAGCCACCGCGGGGTATAGCGCTCACGGATTAGGGTTAGCTGCCGATTTAGACCAAAAAGCCATGGAGTGGGCCGCCAACACCAAAGATCCGACGACGGGTAAGAGTATCTTAGAAAGCGTCGGATTAGCCAGAGTGGCACCTAATAAGAAGACGGGTGGTGTTGAGAAATGGCACGTCACTCCTCAAGAATTGGGAGCCGAAATGGGCAAGAACCAAAAACTTCTTGCCATTCAAAATCAATTTGCGGGGAAAGGAAACGGAAAACTCACCGGCGATGAGGTATTACAACAAGCCGGGGTTCAACTCAATACCATCAGTTCTGCAGGAAAGGCTTTGGCGGCTCAAGGACAAGCCGGTGCAGCACCGACACCGTCTCTAGGACAAGTGGCTCAAGGAGTAGCAGTAGGTGTTCCTGCAATGCTTGCATCTCAGGGAGTACCTGGAGCAGCAGCGGTTTCTGGTGCAATTTCTAATGTCCAACAGGGAGGTAAAACATTCGCCGGTAATGTCGAATCGGCAATCAAATCGGCTGCCGATGCGACAGGAGTTCCGCTCTCATACATGCGTACTATGGCTCAAATTGAATCATCGGGAGATCCGACCGCGCATAGAACAAATTCGAAATATACCGGTCTCTATCAGTTTGATGAAGCAACGGCAGCCAGTGTAGGAGTAAAGGATAGAAACGATGCCGGGCAAGCCGCTCTGGGTGCTGCAAAACTAGCACAAAAGAACATCAAGTCATTGAAGGGTTATGGTATCGATGTCGATATCAATAAGAATCCGGAACTAGCATATCTGGCTCACCAGCAAGGTGCTAAAGGGGCAGCCGATATAATCAAGGCAGCCCAAACAGGCGGGCCCGTAAGCGATCGACTCCGCAAGACGATGGATGCTAATGGCGGTAAAGGTATGAATGCTGCTCAATTTTTAGAGCATTGGAAAAAGACCTACGATAAGAAAGCAGGACAAGTCGGACACAAACCAGGAGAGGCTGACACCGCAGCACCAACAACGCAAACACCTACGGCTCCTTCGGTAACTGCTGCACCGACTACACCTACGGCTCCTGCTGTAGCAACTGCTGCACCTGCACCGACAAGAGTCCCTGTCGCATCGGGACAGATGGATCGCAGACGATCGACATCGATAAGAAATATCGATTCGTCTCTAGCCGATTTAGGTTTAACTCCTGAAATGGTCGCCTCCGCATCGCAAGCCATGGGTTTGGGTAATAGGAGTGCCGATGAGTTATTGACAATAGGTGGGCAGCAAGTATCTGCTCTTCTTCATCAAAGCGAGGCTAAAGGAACTCCGGGTGGTGTACCTCGAACAGCCTATAATCCGGATCGAAGAGCACCGGTGGGTAGAAGCGGAAGAGAGACGATTAGGACTAACACGCAATTCGGCGGTCAGTCTACGGTGAACGAACAATCGCAAATCGTTCCTAATCCTATCACTCAGAACACGGTCAGTGGTATGACTCCACCACCGGCTGATATATCTACTCAAGCGCCACCGGATATCGCTGCACTAGGACCCAGAGCCGCCCAAAATTACAATCTACTGAATATGCCGAATGTTCAGGCATCATTAGATGCTCTAAAATCAGGTGGGGCTAATATCTTATCGAGTGCGGGAGGGTTCGCTAGAAACTTCAACGAAGCCACAGGTAACGCATTAAGAGGAACAGGAATACCTAAAGCCATAGGCTCTGCTTTAAATAGTGGAATGTCGGCTGTAGACTCTATCAGACAAAGTGGCGGACTAGGTTCTATGATGAGCGGAGATATTTCAGGATTGGTGGATCGCGTAGCACCCGAGTTATCTTCGGCAATAAGTGGTGTTCAAGGAGTGTTCAATCAATCGTTATCCGGTGCGGGAGGGTTCGCTAGAAACTTCAACGAAGCCGCGGGTAACGCATTAAGAGGAACAGGAATACCTAAAGCCATAGGCTCCGCACTCAATTCCTCCGGTGGTATCGGTAATGCTGTCGGCGGTGCTCTTTCTTCCGTCGGCGGTGCTCTAGGGTCGATGGGAAGCGCCGCCGGAGATGCCCTATCATCTCTGACGAGCGGATTGCCATCGTTATCTTCTATGGGCACCGGAATGATGAGCGGCGCATTAGAAAGTGCCGGTTTGAATGACAAGGTTAACGAAATGAGAGCGTCCGCCGATACTCAAAATGCAGTTAGCGCACAAAACAGCGGGAAAAGATCCGGAGAGACGAGAGTCAATCCGGAAAGAGGATCTTCTATCATGGAAGGTCAGTCGACAGGACCTATCGAAGTTAGAAATCCTGAATCGAGTATCAGGCGATTAACCGACATGTTGATAGCCTACACTTTCCGGTTAAAAATCAATGACTTATGTAATTATGTTTTCTAAAGGTCGTCACCCAAGTATCAGTATTTGAGTAAAACTCTTCTTTGGGTATTCGTTTAATCTCTTGAGTAGTGATATTAAATGCTGATACAGTCCCGAGTAAATGATGAGAACCATTAGAAACTCTTGTTCTTACTTCCGGAGGATATCGCATCGAAGATAGATGCGATACTTCCGATCAGCGGATTATCTTCTACCGTTTCGACTCGAGCGAGTTTGATCAGATCGGCTTTTTCATTCTTCGCTCTTTTCAAAGTTGACCCTCTAACTGCTGGGCTGGATGACTTAAAGAGAGCCGCGTTATTGGCTATCTTGTAATCCTGTATCGCGGAAACGATATCCGCATCGCTCATCTTATCGACATTCTTACCCGATAGCGATTTAGCGATTAGCGATGTTCCACCACCGAACTGAACACTCGTGGACCAGATTGCATCTCGAACAGCCGGTCCTCTCTTAGAAAGATCGATGCCTTTCTGCTTCAGAAAATCGATTTGAGGTTGATAATATCGATTTAGAATATATTTGTGTTGATCTTCTCCAAATTTATCATCACTGGCAAGTTGCTTCCATTTTAAATCAAATTCTCTTGTTCCAACTTTCAACCCCCCAAACTCTTTTTCATAGCCGAATTGGTTTATAAATTCATCAACAACCCCCATTTTACTGCTAAATTGATATGTACCATAAGATTTCCCACCATAATCTCCTTTTCCACTGCTAATAGTTCCTGGTCCACTATTTCCAGATTCGTATTTGCGAGAAGTATCACCTATCTGCCATTTAGTTTTCATTGTATATACTCCTTTTTAAAGTTTCTGATATTTTTCTTTTTGTTTCTTCTGAATGAGTTTTACCGTTTTAATGATTCGCTTATTTTTCGTTTGTGTTCTTCCGAATGCGGTTTTCTTCTTTTTTCTTTATTCACCTCAGACATCGACCTTCCTTTTAACGAAGCACCAATTTTAGATTTTGTTTCTTCTGAATGAGTATACCCCTTTTTTATAGAACTTAATTTATTTTTGGTATCTTGTGTATGGGGGTTTCCAGGTTTTCCTTTTTTAGAAGCAGACATTTCTGTTTTCCATTTTTCGGTATGCGGTCTCTTCTTTCCTTTATTAGATTCACTTATCTTATTGCATACCTCTTCAGTCATTTTTATATATCTTCCAGCATTACCATTAAGTCCTTTTGGAAACAGAGAAGTTTTTGCTAATTCTGTCTCTCGTAATAGACATTCTTCTTTGGAATAGATGCCGAGAAGTTCTATTTGAAAATCTTCTTTCATCGCACCGTCTTCAATCAACCTCTTAATATAAACTCCACCGTTTACCATTCATATGCTCTTCGAAACGATCAAGGTATGTTTTACCCTCTTTCCAACAAGATCCGATAATAGATTAAACCGGTGGGTCTATGCGTTATCTTATAGAGTTGAGCATAAATACCATTAGTCATTTTAACCTCCTTAACAGGTTTAGTGATTAGAAGCCCATTTCTACTACCATAGAAATGGGCTTCGCTATTGATTACTTATCACCCCAGCCACTAGATGGCTCTACGGTCTCTTTTTGAGGTGCGGGTTTCTTGATTATAGGCGCCGAATCATCCTGCGAGTCTTCTTGAACAACGGGTTTCTTTTTATCGGGCAAAAAGGCACCTACCGCTCCGGCTAATGCTATGGCAACCGGGATAATCGCTTCAGCTTGATCGGGATGCTGTTGAGCCCAGCCACCGGCAACCAACATGATAATGCCGCGCCAGGTTGATGCTTCCTTCAATCTCGATAGTATATAGTTTATAATCAATTGTTTCATTTCAATCCCCTTTATGGTCTTCTAATTATTTGGAGAAATCGTGTATCGATGTTTGATGTCTTTCAAAATGTCGAGCATTTGCTTATGATGGGGGGTGGGGTCAGATGGGTTTAACGAATTTAAGAATAACAAACACGATTTAATCACCCCGAATTCATCATCGCAGCATATCACTTTCCAAATCAGATTAGATGCCTCAATTCCAAATACATTCAGACAAATTATGATATTATTAAGAAGAAGCTTATCACTCACAATTCCGGACGAAAGAAATCTTCTAGCCATTTTTCTTATAATGTAAAAGCGAAAAAAGTCTCGTCGGAACTCATCTTCATTAAACATGGTTTTATTGGGATAGGCGTCGAGAGCTATCTTGATAACATATTCTCGATTGGTGAGTATCTTAGTCATCATGCGCCGTTTTGATTCTTTTTGGGACGCCCTCTTACTCTCTTTTCAGGAACCACTTCAGTTTCCTTGATCTCTTCGGAAACCGGCTCCACTGTGGCTACAGATCCTTCGAAGCTTGGTTCTGTGGAGATTTCGATTACTGCAGGGCTTTCTGCCGTGGTAATCTCGACGAAGGTGCTATCAACCGTGCAGTCTTCGTTAGTTTCGATTTCGAGAACGACAGAAGGTTGCGCTGCTTCGATTCTAGATTTGAGACCTCTTAGAGAAATCAAGACTTCTCTGGTTTTAGGGTGGACCCAACCTTGTTCGGTTGCGACCGCATAAGGTGCCCATTTTGGGGGTGACAGATTTTTCATACTTCTTACCTCTTTTACATGGATATATTCTTATTTATAACCAGGACTTGACAAGGATGGTTTTGTGTGCTATACTATAAAAAACTGAGGCAAACATCATGCTATGGGTAGACATCAAGTACGCGAATATTCTGGGAAGCAATCTTACTAAGTTCAAGGTTAAAAGTCAAACCCCCTATATTGCCAACTATAGATGCCCTCTTTGCGACGATATCGAAGAGAAGAAGCGAGCCCGAGGCTATCTACTAGAGAAGGATGGCAAGATAAACAGCTATTGTCATAACTGCGGGGCTTCGATGTCGTTAGGGAACTTCATCGGAACGATAGACCAGCATCTTTACCAAGAATATCGACTAGAGATGTTGAGAGAAAGGTGGGATAAACCTAAAGAGGAAAAGGAGATAAAGTTCTCTCAACCGGTGTTCAAGCGAACTATCAAACTAGGTCAGCCACTTTCTGATTCAATAAATAACCGTGCTTATGATTATGCGGTAAAAAGGCGAATACCACAGAAGTTTTATAATAGTCTCTTTTACCTGGAAGACCTAAACGCTTTAACGAGACAAATAGAAAAATATAAGGACACGGCATTCAGTAAGGATCCTGTTCTCGTTATTCCATTTTATACAGCGGAAAGAGAATTCAGCTATATGAATTGCCGTTCTATCTCCCCAAAGGCATCTTTCAGATACTATGTTTTAGAAGTCGGTAATACCCATCCAAAAATTTGGGGATTAGAGTTCGTCGATTGGACTCAGCCCGTTTTCGTCTTCGAAGGTCCGATTGATGCCATGTGTGTCCCCAATTCTATTGCCATGGCAGGAGTAAGTGGAAACGAGTCGATCAAGTATATCACATCTAAGAAGAAAAAGGATGTCTGCTTTGTTTACGATAGCGATTGCATTTATAACCAAGAGGTTCGCAAGCAGGTTGAGAAGAGAATCAAAGAAGGTTTTAGTGCTGTTATCTATGACAAAAATTTTCCCGGAAAAGACATAAACCAAGTAATTTGTGATAATCTTATGTCACCTAACGAAGTTCTAGAGTATCTTCGAAACCGTTCGTTCAATGGGCTTCGTGCGTCTATCGAACTATCTCACCAAACCAAAGCCAGCAAAACCTTTTAGAGGAATTTATAATGAATGATAAAGTTAATGTGTCTTCTCCCTATGAAGTAAAGGAAATCATTTTCCAGCGTCGATATCCTGGGTACATCTATCGTCGTGAAATCATCGACGACAGCGATTTAGGTGGAAAAGGTAATATGATGATGGTCAACTGCTATTCATCCGACACCGGACATTGGATAGGTGACGCCCGAATGGCAAGATTCCTTTGTAAGGAATGCGGCTTGCGACAGTTACAGAAAGCACAGCCATACCATTGCGTTTGTTCTATCGGATTCAATGAAGAAGATCAGAAATGGTACGGATGGAGCCATAGAGCACTCTTCGGTTTCGGAATCGGGGATATGATTTTCGAAGAAGAATACGGAGATGAAGACACGGATTTCTCTAATCATGGATCAGTCCCAATCCGCAATCTCGATGAAGCAAAGATTGCGGCTATTAATTTTGCTGCTTCAGTTTCGTAAACACAACCTCTAGAGGAAACCAATGAAAGATTACGATGATGAGTATCCGCGCCGTTCTAAGCCTGTTGAAAAGGGAAGAAAGACGCAGAAGTTAAAGAACTTGTTTAAGAAAATAGATCCTAACTCCATCCCTCAGATCGAAGAAGATGAAGAGTTTGAAGAGTTGGATCACTTCACCAAGATTGCCCATGTGAGAAGATAACATGCTAAATAAGGTTAGGCAAAGTTGGTATGATATGTCATATCGTTGTAGAGATCCAAACAGATCGGACTATGATAGATATGGTGGTCGTGGTATAAAAATTTGTGATCGATGGGCAGACTTAAACAAAGTAAAAAGCGGGATTAGATATTACATTTCTCAAGGTCTCTTAAACTTTTTAGAAGATATGGAATCTACTTGGTTTCCTGGAGCAACTATAGATCGAATCGATAACGATGGTGATTACACCCCGGAAAACTGTCAGTGGATAACAAAGAGAGACAATTCAAAAAAAGCACATACAGGAGCCATTCGTTCGAAAGATTCTCGTGCCAAGATGTCTAAATCACACTTAGGTCAGCAATTAGGTTCAATGTGGATTACAAATGGAATTGTAGAACAAAAAATTCAAAAGGGTGTACCTATTACAGAAGGATGGAGAAAAGGAAGAAAATTTTTCAAACGAACATCTAAAAAAGGTGAATTATCATGATTTGTTTACTGGACTATAGTCAAATCGTAATCTCATCCGCCATAGAATACTATTCGCAAACCAAGGAAGCCATCGAACTTCCTCTTCTCCGTCACATTTCTTTGAATAACATCCTGTCGTATAGGAAGAAGTTCAAGGCGAAGATCGAGGAGATGGTAATCTGCTGCGATGGCAGAGATTACTGGAGAAAGGGCGTCTTCCCTCTCTACAAGCAGAATAGAAAGAAGGATCACGACAAATCGGATTTTAACTGGGATAAGTTCTTCGAGGACTTTAACCAGATCAAAACCGAGATCAAAACCGAACTACCTTTTAATGTGGTAGAAGTCTATGGCTGCGAGGCAGATGATGTTATCGCAGTTCTCAGCAAGCAGCAGTGCCCTCATCAGGATAGAATCATCATCATATCCAGCGACAAGGACTTAATTCAGATACAGGAGAATATCTGTCCGAAAGTCGAGCAATGGTCTCCGTTCCATAAGAAATTTATCTCACCTAAAACCAATTCCTATAGTCTATTCGAGCATGTAATTAGAGGTGATGCTGGAGATGGTATTCCTAATATCTTAAGCGACGATGATGTATTCATGGATGATAGCAAGAGATCGAAGCCGATTCGAGCTACTAGCATCATGCAATGGGAGCAGAGAGGTGGAATGAGTTATCCCGAAAGTTTCTGCACACCGGGTGAAATGCTGGAGCGTTTCAATCGAAATCTCAATCTAATCGATCTGCGCCAGATACCCGAATGCTTCATCCAAAAGATCATCGAAGAATTTTCGAACTATCAAAGACCCCCAGCCAATGTATTCGGCTATCTTACGAAACACAAGCTCAAAAAGATTTTAGAATCGGGGGTGTTATAAATGAAGAGGTGTTTGGTGGCGTTGGTGAGTTTTATAATTTTTATCATCGAATTTCTGTTACAAGTTTCAGTATTATTCATCCAATCTATCGCCACCATTCCCGTCATCTTCTTATTCTGTATCTTCAGATACCATAATAGAATACAACTCTTCACATCTAAAACATCATTCTTTATTATCGAAGAAACAGAAGAAATATGAGGTAAGTTATATGCCGACATTCAGTTATAGATGTGGTTCTTGTCAAAGAACTTTCGAATTGTTCTTAAAAATCGGTGAAAACGGTATACCGGTTGTCGAGCCGTGCCCTTATTGTCACCAGACTCGAGTTCAACAAACCATCACGTCAGCCGTACCTTTAGCCGACCCGTATTCCGTTGGGAGGTATCATCACACGGATGAATGGAGAAGTATCTTGAAAGGAATCAAAGATAAAAATCCTAATTCAAACATCAACATTCCATAGCGGGCTTTTTATAAGGTCCGCGCTTTTTTCCAAATAAGATGATGGATGATATAGTGGGCTTTAGCAGGAACTTTAAGAAGATTGCGGGGCTCTTTAGACCATTCGGACTTCCACGATTTAGGAACCATATGGTGACATTCGAAGCCACTCGGTTTATCTTCGGGTTCTATCGAGATGAAGTGATTTAGGATCTTGACAAGACGGTTTAAAAAGTGTATACTAGCGTTAGGCTGCTCAAGAAGGAACTGAACATAAATACTTTTAGGCATGATCGCCTCCGTAACAGGTGATTGTGATTAGGATATAGTGATGTTGGACGCATCTCTATATCCGTTATTTATAAATTTATTAGGAGATTATATTATGATAAATCTACACCAAGGTCTTATTCTCAAATCTTCAGATGGTGAATATGTCTATAACATCTTTCGTTACGAGGATGGTGACGATACGATGACTGTAGATATTCTCAATCGTCATCTCGAGACTTTAGCCACTCGTCGATGGGACAAAGCGGGTTTTCAGAAACAGATCGACTCCGGCACTATCGTCGAGTTCAAGGAAGGAGAAATTATCGGAGAATGAGATGAAGCAAAGTGAAAAATTGCACACCGAAATTTCTCAAATTGCCGAAAGACTAAATTGTAGTTTCGTCGAGGCGGTTTTGGAGTTCTGCGAATCCCATCAATTCGATCCGGAAGATGTTGTGAGGCAGATGGATGATATTACCAAGGAACGATTAAAGCAGAGTGCGATAGATGAGAGATTGGTAAGAAAATCGGTATCTGCTGTTGAGAGTTTACCACTACCTCTGGGGTGAATATGAGTGTTGCATTTCAAACCTATATCGACTACATATTTCTAAAAAGACACTTCTCCGATGAACAATTCATCTGGAGTGAATCAGCCAACTATAAAAGAATGAAACTCGAATCGTTCTTAAAACGAAGAGATGTTTCATTCTTTAATGCTCTTCACAGTCTTTACAAATCCAGGAAACCTATCCTCGAACATCTGATATCGTGCTTCTTGTACGACAATAATTTTTGGATCGGCGATGCCTTAAAAGACGAATATATCATGCGACATCAAAATCGAATGATGAGATTCGGAGCCCTGGAAAGAACATTCGTGGATGATTGCGAAAAGATTGCTTTTAACAATCAAGTTGACGATATCAGTTTAATAACTGGAATCCGTTCTTCTATTATGGATCTATATCCTGCCACAATCAGTTTGGAAACTTTGGCAATATTAGATCATTTTACAGGATTTACGAGAATCTGGTTTCCAATAAATCCCCTTCAAAAGTGGAGGAGGCTAATCGTCTATAAGTACCAATTCCTTCTTCGTCTTAATGAACGAAACATGGAGAAAATTCAAAATGCGTATCAATCTCTAAACATTTGATAATTTTATTTTATATACACCTCTCTTTTTTCCGTATTCTTTTTTGAATACGCTCTTCAGAGTGGGGTTTTCCGTTTCAAAGTCTCACTTATTTTTTGTTTTGTTTCAAAAGATTGACGACGCCCGAGGTTTTCCTTTTTTCGTTTGAGATATTTTTTGCTTTTGTTCTTCGGACATCGGTTTACCGTTTGTTTGAAGGTGGTTTACCTTTCTTCCCTTTACTAATATTTTTACAATGTTCTTCTGTTTTATGAACACCGTTTATGAGAAGCACTCATTTTTTGTTTAGTTTCGTCAGAATGTTGCCTGCCTATCATAGACTCTCTTTGCATCTCACCGCTCAACCAATTATGAGTACCGATTCATAACCCTATCATTAGCAATCTTTCTTTGAATTTCAACAAATTCTATTTTTAAGATTTTATAAACTTTAGCTGTGATTTTTTCATTTAATCTATTACTCATTTGATGAAAGGCTTTAATCATAGCATAATCTTTAGGAAACGCTTTCCACATAAGATGATGAATGACATAATGAGCCTTAGTAGGAACTTTAAGGAGATTATCTTTTTCAAATTCCCATTCGGGCTTCCAAGACTTTGGTACGATATGATGACACTCAAATCCGTTTAGGTTTATCTTCGGGCTCGATAGAAATAAAGTGGTTTAAGACCTTGACAAGACGGTTCAGATAGTGTATACTATAGTCTAAATTTTTAGTAAGATATTCGGTATAAATAGTTCTAGGCATGATCGCCTCCATGATAGGTGATTGTGATTAGAGGTGGTGATGCTGGCTACATCACCATTCTCGTATTTATAAGCCAAACAAATCTGTTTACCAACATCTAGTGCAATCTATAGCGTTAATATGCGCATCGCACACCATATCTTAAGGAGAATATCTATGTCATTTGCTCAACTCAAGAAAGCTTCGAAGACTTCGTTCAAACAGCTCGCCGAAAAGATGGCGAACGAAGGTAAGAAAGCCTCTTATGACGACAATCGTTTCTGGCAACCCGATGTAGATAAGTCGGGAAGCGGTTTCGCTATCATTCGTTTCCTTCCTGTCGCCGAGGGCGAAGAGTCGCCCTACATCAAACTCTACAATCACGGATTCAAAATCAACGGTAAGTGGTATATCGAGAATTGCCCGACTTCTATGGGCACCGGTAATCCCTGCCCTGTCTGCGAAGCCAATACCGCTCTCTGGAATACCGGAGTGGAAGAGAATAAGGAGATCGTTCGCAAGCGCAAGCGCACGATGAAGTATATCTCCAATATTCTCGTTCTATCCGACGCCAAGCACCCCGAGAATGAAGGTAAGGTCTTCCTCTTCACCTATGGAACCAAGATCTTTGCCAAGCTGATGAATGCGATCAATCCCGAGTTCGAAGATGAGAAGAGTTTCGACCCCTTCAGCTTCTGGGATGGCGCCCCATTCAAACTCAAGATTCGTAATGTCGAAGGGTATAGAAACTACGACAAGAGCGAATTCGGAGAATGCGGTCCGCTGTTCGAAGATGATGATGCGATGGAAGCCGTCTGGAAATCGCAATATCCTCTCCAAGAGTTCTTAGCACCCAAGAACTTCAAGCCATACGAAGAACTCAAGACCAAGTTCTACTCGGTTATCAATGCTACTCCGATCCCCGACACCAAAGAAAACGGTGGTGATGACGATGAAGTACCTGCCGCTAAAGCCCCTCCGGTGAGACAGTCTAAGCCTTCTGCCGATACCGTAAAAACGACTGCATCGAAGGACGACGATGATGACTTTGAGTTATTTCGTACGATGCTCGATGATTAGTGTAACATTTTAATTACACTTTTCTTTATGCCTGCATCGACTACCGTGCCATTGACCATAGGTAGTCGATGCACAAGTTTTTCCACAATGAGGGCAAGTCTTTTTTATCTGAGAAGGATGAGTTCCATTAGCAAGTCGTTTTAAGTTATATTCTGAACCTAACCAATTATGAGAACCCTCATTTATTCTTTCTTTTTGAACTTGTATAGCAAACTCACTTGTAAAAGGATGAGTTCCATCTTTGACTCTTTTTCTTTGGAGATCACCACCTAAAAAGTTATGGGTGCCATTTGCTATTCGTTCAGCATTGTTTTTCTTTTGAAATTCGCCGTCTAACCAATTATGAGTACCATTAGCAACTCGTTCTCTAACATTTTCGCCACCTAAAAAGTTATGAGTTCCGTTTTTAACTCTTTTTAAAGCGTTTTTTCTTGATGTTTCACTGAATTTGAGTCTTAGGATTTCATAAACTTTAGCAGTTGTTTTATAATTATTTTTATTAGCAAAATTCCAAAAAGCATAAATCATAGCGTGGTCTTTAGG